GTGGTCAATTTCTACTAGGAGATCAGATGCTTGCTGAAGCGCTTCAGGTCGGCGGGATTGTTGCCGTCGTCATCGGTGTGGGGCTGATTTTCTTCCCTGCCGGTGTCATCGCTCTCGGCATCGGTGCGGTCCTTCTCGGCATGGTAATGGAGCGTGAGTGATGCTGGGACGACTGCTGTCACCTGCGCGCGAGGAGCGCGCCGTCACCTACCAGTCACTGTTCCTGACTGACGGAATGCTGGCGCCGGCGTCCTTGTCAGGCGTCTATGTCACGCCCGCCACGTCGACGAAGATCGCGACAGTGTTTGCGGCCGTCCGGCTGATCGCTGACACCATCGCCACGCTGCCGATTGATTCGTTCATCCGTCGTGACGGTGAGCGCGTTCCGTTCCGTCCGCGCCCCGAATGGGTTGACCTGCCGGACGCTGACCGGGCCGTCGCGCGCTCGGACTTCTACCAGTCCGTTCTCATGTCCGTGCTGCTGAACGGCAACGCCTACATTCGTATCATTCGCGACAACGGCGACGTGATTGGTTTTCGCGTACTTGATCCGACGCGCGTGCGAGTTGAGCGCAATCGCGCAGGATTCGCGCAGTTCATCTTCGATAACACGATCACCATTCCCGCCGAGGATATGCTCCATATCACCGACATCAGGCGCCCTGGTGCGCTCGTCGGCATGTCTCGCGTTGATGAGTTGAAGGACGTTCTCGGGATTGCACGCGCGCTGGACGAATACGCCGCGCGGTACTTCGGTGCGGGGACAATGTCTAGCGGCATCATCAATGTGCCCGGCGACATGACAGAGGAGCAGGCGACACGGCTCAAGGATCAGTTCGAGAAGAACAGTCGCGGCCTGACGAAGGCGCATCGACCGAACATCCTGACCGGCGGGGCATCGTTCGAGAAGCTCAGCGCAGACGCGGAGCAGGCTCAGCTCGTTGAGTCACGCGAGTTCACGGTGCAGGAGATCGCGCGCATATTCAAGATCCAGCCGGTGATGCTTGGCATCACGGCAGGCATGTCGCAGGCATCCGTCGAGCAGCAGCATATCCAGTTCGTCACGATCACGTTGCGGCCTTACGTTCACAAGTTGGAGGAAGCGTTCTCCACGCTTCTCCCCGGTGGTGCGTTCCTTCGCTTCAACATGGACGGACTCCTTCGCGGTGACCTGTCCAGCCGGTTCGCGGCATACTCGACAGGTATGCAGTCCGGGTTCCTCTCGACGAACGACGTGCGGCGCCGCGAGGATCTCCCGCCGGTCGAGGGCGGCGACGAGTACCGCGTGCCGCTCGCCAACATCAACATCCAGGCGGCGAACCTTGTGGAGACTGATCGCCGCGTGATGATGGCGACGAAGCTGATCAACGTCGGTTTCGATCCTGAGCAGGTTCTGGCCGCGCTCTCACTGCCGGCGATTGCTCACAGTGGTCTGCCTTCTGTGCAGTTGCAGAACGCTGCAGCCTCGGTTGGTCTGCCGATCGATGAGGTCTATCCGGTGGGGGAGTAGATGATCACGAGCGGGCAGGTGACGGTTGGGACCGCTTCGGCGGTGCTACTCGGCGGTGCATTCGCTGGCGCTAGCAAAATTCACATACACAATCATGACAACACAAATAACCTCTATCTCGGTAGTGCAACGGTCACAACTACGACGGGCCTGCGACTGGCGAAAGAGGATTCAATCGAGCTCAATCTGTATCCTGGTGAAGCCGTATACGTCATCAGTGATGGCGGCAATCACACGGTGTCGTTTTTGAGACAGACGAGCTGATGCCGTACTTCATCAGCGATCAGGCGCAGGGCTGCGACGGTTGGGCGACGATCAAGGATGACGGCGAGGTCATCGGCTGTCACACCACGAAGCAGGCCGCGATAGATCAGATGGTGGCGGTTAGCATCGCGGAAGGCCTTGAGCCCGGAGGTGAGCGCGCACCAGCGCCACTGTCGGATCAGATCAAGGGCAGTGACGAGAACGAGCCGGGCAGCGCCGCAGGCAAAGGCGGCGACATCACGCTGAATGAGGCCACCGAGACTGCCCTGCGGAACAAGGCACGAGACCATAACGATGCGATGGCGGAACGTGATCGACCGGAGTGGACGCGCGTCCGGCTTGGCGCTCTACGCTCGGTTTACCGTCGCGGCGCTGGTGCCTATTCGACCAGTCATCGACCTGGAGTGACGCGCGGGGCGTGGGCGATGGCGCGCGTCAATGCGTTTCTGTTCCTTGCGCGAACGGGCCGACCGGAGAACGCCGCCTATATCGGCGACAATGATCTCCTGCATCCTGATCATCCTCGGTACTCGGGATCTCGAACCGTAGAGGTTCGCCAGGTCTCGGTGCCGGAGTATGTGCAGGCGGCGGCGGCTCGCGGTCTGGAGTTGCGGCGTGAGGGTTTCGGCGGTGACGGTCTCACGGATCAGACGATCCGCGAGGCGCGCGACATGGCCGAGGGCCGCATGTCTGACAGCAAGGTGATTCGAGCTAATGCGTGGGCGGCTCGTCATGCCGTGGATCTTGAGGCGGCGCGCAACCGTGATACCGATGATCCCGGATGGCCGGGACCTGGAGCGGTCGCCCATTACTTGTGGGGAATCAATCCCCTGAATCCCGGACCAGCACGACGCTGGCTAGAAAGGCAGGCGGAGATGATGCAGGAGTCGCGCGTACTCCCGGACAACTACCGGCCAGCGCTCTCGGATGATGTGCCGGAAGGCCGCGCCTGCGGCAACTGCGCGTTCTATGACGAGTCGATGGTGCAGGATAACCGCGCCTACTGCCAGCGCTGGGACGATTATGTTCGCGGAGACTACTACTGCAACGCATGGCAGGCTGACGAGAGGGCCGCAGATATGACCAAGGTCGAGTTCCGCAGGTTCGATGCGGAGATCACCGAGATTCGCCAAGCCGAGGATAGCGACGGCATGACGTTCGGCGGCTACGCCTGGCGATACAACGTCCCCAGCCTGCCGCTCGGTCACGGGTTCACGGAGCGTATCCAGCCCGGTGCGTTCACGCGCTCGCTGAAGTCCCGCGTCGATATCCGCGCGTACGTCAATCACAATGACGAAATGTTGCTCGGATCCACGCGCGCAAAGACACTGCGCATCGATGACCGCGCCGATGGTGGTTACGTCGAGATCGATCTCCCGGACACTACCGACGGTCGCAATATCAGGACACTCGTCTCTAGGGGCGATATCACTGGCATGAGCTTCGGTTTCTCCACAATGAAGGATTCATGGTCCGATGATGGAACAGAGCGCACCCTGATGGCTGCAAAGCTGCATGAGGTAAGCGTGGTGACCGGCGTCCCGGCGTACCCGCAGACGACCGCTAGCGTGCGCAAGTTGCAGGGGCTCGCAATGCGTACCGCGACGGATCTCGACGAGTTGACCGACGCGATGACAGCCCTGCAGGCTGGTGAACTGACGGACGATCAGGCGCAGCTCCTGCGCTCAATCGTGGACAAGGTTGCACCGATTGCGGATTCGGTTGTGCCGACCTCGATCCTTGCCGCCAAGTTGGCGCTGGCCGAGAAGGCTCTCGGACTCTAACCCCCATTTACTGCACATCTGAGCGATCCGCCGATGTGTTCGTCCTGAGCGTCCCGCCGGACACCTCCACATAACTACCATCACGAAGGACACACATGTCTTACCTCGAAGGCCTTCTGGAGGCCCAGAAGAAGGATCTCCACGACGCCCGGTCGTACCTTGACCGCGCGGAGTCGGAGAAGCGTGATCTCTCCGTTGAGGAGCGCACCGCGTGGGACGCCCTCAACGCTCGCATGGACGAGCGTCAGGATCACATCAACACCGTTCGCGCTGCCGAGCAGCGTGACGCCCGCATCGCCGACCAGTTTGCTGCGGCTCCCGAGCTTCGTGCTGAGGCTCGCACCGTCGCCGCCGAACTGTCTGATGCGGACATCATCCGTCAGCTCGCCTCGGGAGAGCGTCGCACCGCGACGTTTGAGCGTCGTGCGCTGTCCGGTGCCACGGCCACGAAGGGACCGGAGACTGTCCCGCAGGGCTTCTACGACATCATCCAGGAGCAGCTGGCCACCCTGTCGCCGATGCTGGATTCCTCTGTCGTCACCGTGCTCAACACCACGAGCGGCGAGGACATCAAGGTTCCGGTGCAGACGGCTCGTCAGAACGGCACCGCAACCGCTGAGGGCGCGACCTACGCCGAGTCCGATCCTACGTTCACGAGCATCACACTCCGCGGGCATAAATTCGGGACGCTGACTCTGGTTAGCTCCGAGTTGCTGCAGGATACAGGGATCGACCTCGTCGGTTTCCTCGGTCGTCAGATGGGCCTCGCGCTCGGTACGGCGATCGGCAACGTGCTCACCCAGGGCACGGGCACCGTTCAGCCGAACGGCCTCGTGTTCGCTCTCGGCACCGCGCCTGCGGTGACCGGCGGCACGGGTGTCGGCGGTGCTCCAACGGCGGACAATCTCATCACCCTGATGCACGCGGTCGACAGCGTTTACGCTGCGCAGCCGGGTGCGGGCTTCATGATGAGCCGCGCCACCCTCGGAACGGTTCGAGCCCTCAAGGACAACAACGGCTCGTACCTGTTCAACCCGTACGCCGATGCTGGCGTGGTCGGTCGACTGCTCGCCTACCCGGTTTACGAGAATCCGTTCATGCCGGCAATCGGCACGGCGGCTGCCTCGGCAACCCTCACGGGCAAGTCGGTTGTGTTCGGCGACCTGCGGGCGTACCACACCCGCCTGGTCGGCGGCATCGAGATCGTCCGCTCCGACGAGGCGTACTTCACGTCGGACCAGATCGCCTTCAAGGCGCGCGTGCGCGTTGGTGGCGACCTCGGTGGTGGACGTACCGACGCGGTGAAGTTCTTCCGCGGCGGCACTGCCTGATCCAACGGTGTGACAGGAAGGGGCCGGGCAATCCTCGGCCCCTTCCTCACCTACCCCCGAGGGCGTCAGGGCGCAGGACTGGCGCCCTCGGGTCACCCTGCGAACACCTGCGCATGAAGGAATCCTGCGATGACAACTATTCTCTGGCACTCAAATGCACCGTGGACTGGTACTGGATACGGTACTCAGACCAAGCAAGTCGTGGAGCGCATGTACCGCGACGGCCACCATGTGGCCGTGAACTGCAACTATGGGATTTACGGGACCACGACGGATTACGAAGGCATCCCAATCTTCCCGATGGGCGTGGATCCGTATAGCAATGACACCGTACTTCCGAACTGGAAGA